GTGGTTTAGTTGCAAGGGGTTGTGGTGCGATTATGCCGAATCGAAGGAAGAGAACTAAAGGTTCAGTATCAAAAGTGTGAGGTTTGAAATGGCTGGAATGAAACCAAAGATGATGAGAAGAGGCGGTGCAGCTTCTCCGAAAGGAATGAGAAAAGGCGGTGCCGTAAAGAAGTCAAAAAACGGCGCAAAAGGCGGAGCCAACGGAATGACTGTAGCTCAAGCGCGTAGCTTTTTAAAAGGAAAAGGGTATAAAGTGACCAAAGCATAAAATGGCGTATTTGATAAGCAATATACCTCATTTTAATTGTTGGGTCCGAAGAGAGTTTACATGCAACCATATGCGGCATCATGGAGATTATCTTCATGCAATGGCCATAGCGGTTAACACGATACCCGATAGAAGTTTAAGTTTTCAGGTTGTTTTCACCGGTTGCGAAATCGATCCGGATGACGATGAACCAAACATACACGGTGGGGCGATGTGGGCTAGAATGCCCATACAGGCACTTGTTGCCGATATTGTAATGGATGAGTGGCCGGAAAGAATGATAGACCACCTTGCACAGCCGTGGGATTGCGAATCACGAGAACATACCGTCGTTGTGATGGACCGTGTGAGCAGCAGTCCTTGGATTGCGAAAATAAATCATGAATTTTATTCGTCACGATATATGTTTACCGTTGATTACACGGACAACGACATTGCAGACGATCCTGCTCAACATAAACAAAGTCATGTAATGTATATCACAGAGCCTGGAAATTGGTACGGAAATATTGTTGCCCTGCCAAATAATAGGGTTAGAGCAACAAGTCCTGCTCTTTGGGCCACGGGCGAAGGAGCACCTGATTTCAGACCTAGTCAAACTATCCATTCCGCCGAGGGTCATGAAAGCTATATGGACCCATCCATTGTATTTGACAACTTATACAACGATAATGAAGAAGATTGATGGGATGACACTATGGCAACTTCAGGAACAACTACTTTTGAACTCGATGTAAATGACTACATCGAAGAAGCTTTTGAGCGTTGCGGTTTAGAGGCAAGAACGGGTTACGACCTTAAATCAGCTAGACGTTCGTTGAATATTTTATTTGCTGACTGGGCAAACCGTGGTTTAAATCAGTGGACTATTGCTCAACGCACACAAACCACGACGGCGGGTACGGCAGAATACAGTCTTGGCACAGATGTCATAGATATACTTTCTGTAATCGTGAGAAGGGATAACACAGACATTTCTGCGGAGAGACTGAGCAGAAGTGAGTTTTTGAATATTCCTAACAAAACCACGCAAGCAAGACCCAACCAATTTTTTCTTGATCGTCAAATCACACCTGTGTTGAAGCTCTGGCCTACACCAGAGAATAGCACCGATGTTGTAGTATATGATGCATTGACCCGAATCGAAGATGCGGGAGCATACACAAATACTGTTGATATGCCTTTTCGGTTTTTCCCTTGTTTAGCAGCAGGGTTGGCTTACTATCTTTCAGTTAAACGTGCGCCGCAGAAAACGCAACTTTTGAAAACTATATACGAAGAAGAGTTTGACCGAGCAGCAAATGAAGATAGAGATCGGGCTTCTTTTAACATAACACCAAATTACATGTACTTCCGGACTTAGAATGGCTAAATACGCTTCAGGAAAACATGCCTATGCCATATCAGATCGATCTGGTTTTCGATATCGATATAGAGATATGCGAAAAGAATGGAATGGCATGTTGGTTGGCCGAGATGAATATGAACCTAAACAACCTCAGTTGGGTCCTTTTCGGTCAGACGTTGATCCACAAGCTTTGAGAGATGCGCGACCAGACCGTAAAGAGCCGATGAATGTTTATGTTGGGGTCGTGAATGTGCATGACTTAACGCCAAGACCTCTTCATGGAATTGGTCTGGTTGGAGAGGTAACGGTGACCACATGAGTTTTACTTTTGCACAATTAAAAACGGCTTTACAAGACTACACTGAAAACGAAGAAACAAGTTTTGTGACAAACTTGCCTATTTTTATTCGTCAGGCCGAGGAAAGAATTCTTAAAAATGTACAGCTTACGTTATTTAGGAAAAATGTTACAGGCACGATTGCATCTAACAGCTTGTATTTGAACCTTCCTACTGATTTTCTTGCGCCCTATTCTTTTGCAATAACGAGCAGCAGTGAAAAAATATTTCTTGAATTTAAAGATGTAAATTATTTGCAATCAGTTAACCCAAACCCCGCGACAACAGGTGTGCCAAAGTATTATGCTTTATTTGACGTAGAAAATTTTATTTTAGCACCCACCGCCAGCACTTCTTTTGAATCGGAGCTTCATTATTATTATCGCCCTGCAAGCCTTACAGCCGGTAGCGATTCGGGAACAACATGGCTTAGTGAAAACGCAGAAGTGGCGTTGCTTTATGGATCTTTGATCGAATGTTATACTTACATGAAAGGCGAAAACGATTTGATGCAGCAATATGACAAAAAGTTTGTTGAAGGGTTAACGGCGTTGAAAATGTTTGGAGAGGCTAAAGAGGTAACAGATGCTTACCGTACAGGACTTGTAGTGAGGCAGAAAACATAATGTGGACTGATAGTGCAAACATGCCGACTGATTTTGGTATTACGGTTCAAACTACGAAAAATCGGGGATCGACTCCCGAAGAAATTGCCGAGCGTTGTGTTCGTCATATTATTTCGGTTTCTGATTCCGCGCCAGAGGTAATTAAAGCACAAGCACTTGCTTACAAAGAGCAAATGTTGGTTCTAATTACTTTTTATTTGAAAGAAGCGATAAAAAGTGATAGAACGAATGTTTACAATTTATTGTGTGACGCAGGACAACCTAAATTAGCAGAAGCACTTAGGAGGCTATAATGGCTTTTAGTGGAAATTTTATGTGTACCAGTTTCAAAAAAGAATTGATGACGGCTACGCATAACTTTACAAATTCGACGGGAAACACGTTTAAATTAGCAATGTATACTAATAGTGCTAGTTTTACCGCTGCGACGACGGCTTACACGACTTCAAACGAGGTTAGTGGAACAGGTTACACGGCAAAAGGCGCTACGCTTACAAATGTGACACCTACAACTTCAAGTACGACCGCTTTTACCGACTTTGCTGACGTAACATTTAGCAGCAGCACCATTACGGCTAGGGGCGCATTAATTTTTAATGACAGCGCGTCGGGAGATCCCGCTGTTTTAGTTCTTGATTTTGGCTCTGATAAAGAGTCTTCAAGCGGTGATTTTGTAATTGTTTTTCCAACAGCGGATGCGAGTAACGCGATAATCAGGATTGCGTAGTGGCTGATGTAACAGTTGCCCTAAGTGGCTGGAACTCTGTTAACACCACATGGAATTCTGGCACATGGGGTGGCGACACTGCATTACCAGGAGCCACGGGCGCTACAAACAGTGTCACAGTTATTTTGGAAGACACTGCAAACCTGACTGGACTTGCCGCTACTGGTGGAATATCGGGTGTCACGGCGACAGCAGGGACGGGAGTAACGATCAATGCAGCCGGTTTGCAAGCAACCGGTTCAACAAACGCGGTTTTGGTTTGGGGCAGGATTATACCAGATGCGACGGTAACTTGGACGGAAATAGTTGCAACGCCTTAGTGAAGGAGAGGCAAAAATATGGCTACTTATGTAAATGATTTAAGGCTCACAGAACTTGCCACAGGCGAGGGCAGTGGTACTTGGGGTACGACTACCAACACCAATTTGGAACTTATTGGAGAAGCGTTGAGTTATGGCACGGAAGCCGCCTTTAGCTCAGACGCTAACGCGACCACCACCGTTGCGGATGGGTCAACAGACCCTGCACGATCTTTGTATTATAAAGTGACCTCTGGAACATCACTCAGCGCGACACGCGAGTTGACAATTGCGCCAAACACCATGAGTCGCGTAATGATTATAGAGAACGCCACAAGCGGTTCACAAATCATCACGATCAAACAGGGCAGTGGCGCAACAGTCAACATTCCCAACGGCGGTGTCAAAATTGTTTATCTGGATGGCGCAGGGTCTGGTGCCGCTGTTGTTGAAGCAACTGTCGATCTGGATCTGACAGGCACGACAACTCTTGCAACTGTTACAGCTTCTGGCGTTGTAACAGGAGCGACGTTAGAGGCTACGGGGGACACATCCGCAGGGGACAATGCCGCCATAGGATTTACTTCTACCGAAGGGATCATAATCACGGGCCAAGGCAGTACAAACGATGTTACCATCAAGAACGATGCAGATGCGGATGTCCTTGAGATTCCAACAGGGACAACAGAAGTCAACATAACTAATGCGTTAAAAATTATCGGCACTACGCCCAGCATTACTATTGGGGACGCTGGAGAAGAAGACACCAAGCTGGTTTTTGATGGTCACGCGCAAGATTTCTATATTGGTCTGGATGACTCAGCAGATGATCTGATTATCGGTAAAGGATCGACGGTTGGCACAACACCTATTGTGTCGATGACGGATGGTGGAGCAGTGACGCTTAAAGGCACTGCGACAGGCGATGACTCGCCTATGGTCCTTACCTTGCAGACCGCTGAAACAGACATAGCAGCAGACGATGTTCTTGGGAAGATAGACTTCCAAGCACCAGATGAGGCGGCTGGCTCTGATGCAATTCTTGTTGCGGCTGGTATTGAAGCGGTTTCAGAGGGTGACTTTAGTGCAACAAGTAACGCGACGAAGTTAAGTTTTAAAACTGGTGTAAGTGAAGCGGCAGCAGAAAAAATGGCGTTATCTTCGGCTGGTGTTCTGACTGTCAATTCTACTTTGCAGTTGAAAAATGGTGCAACCAGTGCGGGGAAAATTGAGTTCTTTGAAGACTCGGACAACGGCACTAACAAAGTCACACTTATCGGCCCTGCTTCGACCGCTGATATTACTTTGACATTGCCAAACTCTGATGGTGATGATGGTCAGGTTTTGACAACTGATGGTAACGGAGCACTTTCTTTCACCACGGTTGGTGGGGCCTATAATACATGGCTGGTAAAGACAGGTAATTATACCGCTCTAGTCGGAGATCAAATTGTTGTCAATAGTGCGAGCGCAACGACGATAACCCTTCCAGCAAGCGCAAGTGCTGGAAACACTGTTATTATCAAAGCAACAGGCGGTGGGGTGGTTACCATTGGACGTAATTCGCAAAAGATTAACAGCACGGCGGCAGACGGTACGTTGTTAAGCGGTGCTTCAACACAATTGGTGTTTGTGGATAGCACCATAGGATTCTTGGAAATCTAGGAGAAATCTAATGGCAGTTTTGTTAGGAAGTGAAAATTTATCAGTGATTGAAGAAGTCGTTTTGCTTTCTTCTCAGACTTACACCGCGCTTAGAACAGGCATCGCAGAGGTTACCTGTATTGGTGGGGGCGGTCAGGGTGGTTGCAGTGCTCGTGCCCAAGATGCGATTACCAACATAACAGGCGGTGGGGCTGGTGGATACTCACGAAAACGCATAGCAATCAAAGCTGGCGACACGTTTACGGTTGTGGTTGGTGCTGGAGGCAACGATGCAAATCAATCACCCAATAACTCTGGCAGTGAAGAAGACGGAAATGATGGTGGCGAAAGCACCTTTACCAATGACACTGCAATTTCAACCATTGCTTTGGACTCAAATGGCGGTATCAAAGGCATTGCTAATCAGACAACCACTGCCTCTGGGGCAACTTATGCTGGCGGGGCAGGGGGGACGGCTTCTGGCGGTGACGTAAATTATACTGGGGGCAGGGGTGGAACAATCACTCGATCAAATAATGCACCGAATTCTGGAGCGATCAGCACGGGAGGCGGGGCGGTTGCCGTCAACGGTGTTGCATACAATGGTGGGGATGTAAATTATAATTCAAGCACAAACTTATTTGCTGCCACAGGAGGAGCAGGAATCGGTGGAAGCGGTGGTAGCATTACAACAAATGCCAACCAAGCCCTCAATACGGTTGCAACGGCTGGTGGGAGTGCAAGCCAAGCAGGCGCGGCATTCACATCGACTCACGCAGCTAACGCTGGTAACACTGCTCAATCCATGACAGTCACGGATGATTATCCTACCAAGAGTTTATACAATCCCGCTGCTTTACCTTCTTACGGCGGCTTTGGGCTTG